CCAATTCCTAATAAAAATGCTCCAGAAATTACTAAGTTACCGCAAATTCGTGTTGTGTATAAAAAAGGAATTACAGCGTCAGACGGCAGTAAGCGAAAAGTAGCTGCACAAACAGATCGTAAAAATAAACAAATATTAATTGATAAAGCAGAAGTTGAACGCACGTTCAAAGCCAAAGCCTGGGTAGCTTCTAAAGTAGAAGGTGTAAAAGCATTTCCCAGGGATGCATTTAAATCATTAGAAGAATGGACTGATTTCTTAATTGCACATGAACAAGCGCATTTTACAGAATCTAATATTAGACGTGAAGAAGGCGCTTCTCGAGAGAATCATGCTAATCAATTAGCTTATAAAATAATTTTACAAAAACGTGCACAAGTTGTTCCGTCCCTGATTGAAATACCTAAAGCATATGTTTGGAATTTCTCCTATTATGATCCAACTAGGCGTTTCAATAATAAAATAGAAAAAGCAACATTTGATGCTTGGTTAGCTAATGGGTCAGTACAAAAGCGCCGTAATATTGACGGCACTGTAGAGCATATTTTAGTTAAAAGATTGCCCGGCTACGAGAAAGCATATAATAAACCTATTGCTACATCTTATTCTGATTACAAACATTTCTTTGTAAATGAATCGTTATTAAAGTCTGCAGATAGTAAAGATTTAGAAGAGGGTTACAATGCTATTAAAGAAATCGTTGCAGTACTTAAAGCAGATATTGGTACCGAGGAAGAATTTCCATCTACGTCTCCAATTACAAAAGTAATTAAATTTATTGATAACTCATTCGGCGAAGTTCCTATTTATGTCGAAAAAGTATTGCGTAAATTGCAAAGTGTACAATGGAATGCATCAGATAGTTTAACTATTGCAGCTAAATTGGCTGAAAATAATTTAGACGCATTGCATGCATTATCTGAAATAATTGAATTTCAGGAAGATAAAACGCACGAAGTATTAGCAGAATCTTTGTCTAGCTCAAATCGAACTAAAGAGAATGATTGGGCTCATATATTAAAAGCATATAATTTAAAGCACTTAGCTCAAGGGGTTTATTACAGATATAAATTACAAAATCAGCATCGAATTATGATGCAGGGAAATAGTAATCCTCAGAATAGTAAAATTACTAGATATCTGTTACGTGCATACGATCCAGTTACATATACTTCAGAAAATATTAATTTATTTAAATTAGCCGTGGCATTCAATATGGGTTACGACATTGATAAAAGTCGACCCGAAGTAGGTCTTGCTAATTTTGAAGAAATATTGACTAATCCGCAAGTACAGCAGGCTATTAAAGCTATCCAGAATATTGATAAAGATGGCCAAGTGGATCAGTTGGCTGCATTGCTGCCTAGCATTAAAAACACATTTGGGGGCACTACAGGCATTCTGGCAGGACTTACAGCATTGTCGAAGTACGCGACCATTAAACCAGATAAACGTACTAAACTTGGATATCGCATTGATACTGCAGATTCGTTTGAATCAGATATTATTTTAGAGATTGATGGTATTTCCAACGGAGCTGCGATGAATATTATGCAGTTTCCAATGTTTAAAGACGAACATGGTAATGATAATTTAACTAAACGATTAAATCAGACCGGCACATACTCTACTAGAAATGCTCAGCATGACCCAACCCAGCAGGATTTATATAAAGAGTTGGGCGCATTAATTAAAAAATTCTCTACGTTTAATCATTACAAAGAATATAATAATATTCCGGCAGCTGATGTAAATTCCGAAAACTCCATATATGACCGCAAAAATAATGCATTAGAAAATTTATTTCCAGATTTAGTAAATAGCGATCTACGTAGTTTAGTTAAATACCCATTCATGATTTTTATGTA